CAGCAAAGCTGAATCCACTCGCAAATGGAACCGTTACCACCCCCCGTAGTCGTACCCGACCCGGTAATCGCACCCCCGAAGGACAAAGGTGAGGCAAAGCCCACCGGTCCCGGGGAGTCGAAACCGGGGGCGCCGCCAAAGGCAGCGCCGGCTAACGGAGCGCGTTCCGACGCCAAAGGCGTTTGCAAGTTCTTTGCCGCAGGGGACTGCAAGTTTGGTGCCAAGTGCAAGAACGTGCACGCTCTGGACGTGACTGTCAAGCAGCCGGAATCAACAGCACTAGAGCCTTCTCAGGCTTGGCGCGTTGACCCAAAGTCTGGCAACATGACAGTCAATCTGGACGTGCGCCTCTCTGACGTACAGTTGGAGTTGATGGCGGGCGACTTCCCGGAGGTCACCGTTGTCAACGGACTGAAGGCCAGCCACCCACATGCCCTCTCGCGTGCCCAACGTACCGTCGTAGCAGCAATCCTGCTCGCACGGGTTGACTGTCGACCAACAATCGACATGGAGCCAACCGTGCTTGAGATCCAGGGTGCAATGCGCGGCGATGAGATCGTCCCCCTGAATCGCCACGTGTGTCGTTGCCTCGCCACACGGGCTGACATGGGGCCGGACGTTCACATGTGCCCGACCACAGGTCCGACAGGCGAGTGCTCGCACATCATGGCGTTGCGCCATGGGCACTATCGGACCATCATGGGGCTGGATGTACCCGTATCCCCAGCTGAGGTAGCTGTTCTTATGGAACGGTACCCGCACATCGTCAACTGGTTCTTTGCCGTCCACCTGTACCAGGGTGTGTCAGGGAAGGTCGGAGACCAGAGTTACCTGTGGCTGCCGCCGCAAGAGTATGATCCGGACGACATCAGTCGCACTGGGTCGGTCGGGCGCTATTTGATCCAGTGCCAGGGACACGAGCCTATCATGGAGCCCGACCAATATTTCCTCCACACAGGGACCACGTTTTCCGGCGTCCGCGCCGAGATCGTAGCGAAGTACGGCGGGTACGTCATCTTTCGTTACGTGCGTGCCCCGCCGACACCAGTGATTGACATGGCTGTCGGCAATGTGTGTAGGTCACGCGGGAGCTGCCCGCCGCTCCGAGTAGCTGGAATGCCAGTCTACGTTGTCAACCCCGACTGCACGATTTTTGTGGTTGGAGATAAGGTGGCACACGTGGACCTTTCCGAGCTCAACGTTGAGTGGCAGCAGGTGGCTGGGCGTGAGTTCACGCCCGCGGTGCAGGCCTCTGTGGCCCGCCGTCTTGCCCGTGCCAAAGGTTCCACGGCGGCTGCGCACATGCAGCTCGTCCTTGCCGAATTGAAGCTCCGTGAGGAAGGCCCGCTGTTGTCCACAATGTACCAGCCGGCTTCCACGCGACGTTGGTTCAATTGGTGCCGTGGATCCCGTGCCAGTGACATTCGCGCGCAGAACGAGATGCGCGTGTGGGAGGGTGACCACCGACCCACGCCTTGGGGGCTTGTGTACGCCGTTTGTGCCGCGCTGCTCGCCTGCCTTGGTAGTGTCCCATGGCCGAATTTGGAGACGTACACCATCTCCGTGCCCACCCCATGGTTCACCTGGACAGAGTTTGCGCGCTTCGGGGCGCGCATTTTCCATCTTCCGGGCCTCCGGCTGTTCAACGTTGAGCGAGAAGCTTGGCGATGGACGCTCGAGTACGGCCACTGGCAATTGCCTGGCCGGTTCATCATGTGGGTTCTCGTGTTCACTCTCTTCATCCGGAGCGCCCATGGCCAGCCGCTTTACAACACCCCTGATGAGCTGGTGCTCCATAGTGTTGTTGCGGTCGTGTCCTTTTTGGCCGCGTTCTGGCTTGTCTACCACCTCGTGAGGAGAGTCACTTTGCCGCGCCGTGACGCGGTCCGCGAGTCGTACCTCAACGACCGCTTCGCACCCATCGCTTACACAGGGCCGTTGGCGGACCGCTACGGCCTACCGGGTTACATTACCCAGGTCGCACCCGGCAAGGTTGCCGAGGGGTGCTTTGTGAAGAAGCGTGGCGTAGAACTCGTGACCGACCCTGAGCGCAACTATGTGTTCGCCTTGGGCGTGGTTTTTGGAGACTGCGTGCCTAACGTTGCTCGACCATGCCAGGAGAACATGTATGTAGCGCTTTGCAACCGACAGTGTGCGCCCGTGCCGTTACCTGCGTCGATGGACGAGTTTCGGATGTGCGTGAACCAGTTTTTCTTTGCCTGGACCTGTCACGAGTTCGCCCAACCCGAGGAACCGAATTATAAGCGCTGGAACGCGCGCTTTCCGGTCTCTCGCCAGAAACAGCATGACGCCGCCGCTGCCCGTATGGCCGGCGGAGCCCCACCGAGTCTTCGCTCGATCACTAGGCGCAAAGCGTTTTCAAAGATCGAGAAGATTCTCAAGCGATCGGACTACGCGCCGCGTGCAATCTGCGGCGGTACCGATGAGTGGAACGTGCTCTTCGGGCCCTTCTATCTTTCCACGATCGAGGCCATCAAACCCGCTTTCCGCGGATCGACTCTCTACGCCATCGGCTGCACCTCTGAGGAACTCGGGTGTTGGTTCGATGATTCCGTGGATGGGTCGCGTGCGATATGCGGGGATGATCAGGTCATCTTGTGTGAGGATCCAGAATTGGGCCGCGTCGCCTTGATTGGCGACGGAGCGAAGCACGATTCACACATGCATGAGGGGTTTTGGGAGCTGAAGTGGCGCTCGACGTTGTGGGTGTGGGGTGAGTGGAATTTTCCGCCCCGCATGACTGCTGTTGTCGCCGCCGACCAGGCGGACACGTATGGTGAAGCGACGTTTGGCATCCGTTTCGCCCACCCTTTTCGTGTCCGCAGCGGTGACCCTGATACCAGCGGTGGTAATACCGTTTGCACCGATTTTGTCGCATGGTGGTTGGACCGCGAGTTTCGAGTGTTCCGCGCACAAGGAGCCACACTTGGTGAGTGTTCAGACATGATTGCAGCGAAAGCCCGTCGTGTCCTTGGCTACTCCATTGAGTTGCGCATTACCACCGACATGTCCGATGTGGATTTCCTGTCTGGTGCGTTTTATCCTGTTCGCGGGAAGACGTACTGGGGCCCGCTGCCTGGACGACAGCTCGCTAAGATCGGCTGGACCACATCGAGGCCAACTGATGAGTTTGGATACCGTCAGCTGGCAGGCACGTTGAATTCTTTCCGCGCCTACATGTTCATCCCCTTTTTCCGCGTGTATCTCAGGCACGTGATGTCTCTTGTCCCGCCGCAGTTCCGACACTGCTTGCCGGGCAAGCTCAACTACCAGGCTGTCTTGCCGGGGGAGACCCCCGACAGCCCTGGACCTGATACGTGGGAGTTCTTTGCCCTGCGTTATGGCCTCACTGAGCGAGATGAGGTCGCGTTCCAAGTAGTGCTAGCGCAAGCGACCACGCTTCCATTCATGGTGGAGTCTGAACAACTCTCTATCATGGTGTTGCGTGACATCGAATGAGCGCACACGAGGAGAGGAAGGGTGGGGAACGCATGGGGGCGCGGGGGTTATAAATAATACCGCGTCCTGTGGCAGGATTTGTCGCCACGAAATCCGGGCTTGATAAACTTCCAACAGTTTCACTCAACGTTCGCACATGGTTCGTTCGAAGAAGAAGAAACAGCAACAAACAAATCCAGGAACAAAGCGGTTTTTCGTCTCCGCTGACAAGTTCGCATTGGGTACGGGTGATGCGCCAAAGCGCAATCCGCCGCGGCGCCGTAATCGCGCCGCGGGTGGGCGCCCCAGGTCGAGGAATCTCCCTGGTGGCGGGCCGATCTCGATGGCCCCCATCGAGAACGACAACAACACATCCCTTGCGCGACGACCCCAAGTCATTGAGCAGGACGAGGTTATCGGCATCATCAGCGGGTCAAATCCCGGCGCCTTCGTCAGCAGCGTTTTCGCCATCAACCCTGGGCAGGTTTCGACCTTCCCGTGGGCTGCGGCGCTTGCGCAGCTGTATGAGAGGTACCGGATTGAGATGCTTGAGTTTTACTACAAGCCGATCGTTTCTGGCTTCGCCCCCTCTGGCCAAATTGGCAAGGTCATCCTCTCCGCCGACTACGATGCAGCATCCGCGCTGCTCACGTCGTACCGGCAGGCTGAGTCGATGGACCCACATGCCGATGGCATGCCGTATGAGGAAATCTGCCTGCGTCTTGACCCGCGACGCTGCACAGGCATCGATGGCAAGTTCGTGCGCCAGGGCATTTTGCCTGCCGGGAACGACATCAAGACGTATGACGCTGGACAATTGTTTGTCAGCGTGCAGGGAACCACAGATCTCAACCCCATTGGTGAACTTCGTGTTCGCTACAGGGTGTCGATGATGAACCCGCGTCTGTTGAACACCGGCCCAGCCAACGCACAGTTTGTTTCTGCCGTCGTCAACGCGTCTGCGTCGACGGCTCTCGTCACCGGAACACCAAAAGCGGTGGCCCTCGACACGGTCCTCTCCAACCCTGGCAACGGGATTGGTGTTGTGGTCGGTTCGAATGTGGCCACGCTCCATGCCGGTCAGTACATCATCTCTTGGGTCGTCCAGTATGGTGCATCTGGCAACGTCATTACCAGCACGGCCAGCTGGGTGTCGCGGAATGGGTCCCAGATTGCCCCCACTTCCGCACTCAGCAACGGCGGCTATGGCGGTCCAGCGACAGCAACGGTCCGAGACCAAGGCTCCATTGCGTACACGTTCAATGAGGGCGACACCGTCGGCTTGAGCGCCGATGCCGTGTTCGCCTCTGGGACGTGCAACGCTCTTGGGGCACTCACCATCACAGTTGCATGAGCAGAACGTTTTCGAAGTAAAAATAAAAGCCC